CCTAATGAGATTGAAGGTAAAAGTGGGTTGGGTTGCTCTGTTAACTTCGTGGGATTGTCCGACGTATCGGGGTCTCAGCTAGTCGTTAGGGCAGAAGAATGATAGTTTAGTTGTCCAAGTCCCAAGTAGCTGATTGTATTTTCTGTGCAACCTGCTGTCGGAACCGTGGTGACGTGGTGTATTCTTTAGAAGCCATGTCTGCTTTCATCTCAGATTTGCTTCGATATCCTGAAGATCCAGAGATTGCAGCAGGAGTGCCTTGTACTAGGTTAGGCTCTCGCGTGGCTGGTCGTGTGCCTGTGGCTTCTGACATCCTGGCCTTTAGACCATCCGCTGCCAAGCGCCACGAAGACGTTGATAGAAGGCTGTTGAAATCCGCAACCTCTGTTTCAGATAGGTTTTGGTCAGCCCACCGCATAGTCTCAGCCCACTGCTCTTCGCCACCAAGGTATTCCAAAGCAGCTTTACGCTCGGCTTCAAACTGGTAACGATACGATTGGACATAGGACTTAATAAGCTCTTCTGGGATGCCAACTTTCTTAAGGGCCTCATAGTCTTCAGCAGATAGATCACCATCGTCGATAATCTTCTGCCCAATCTCCTCTGTATCTAGGCCCGCCTTAACAAGAATGTTTGATACTTCTTGTTCTTCGGCTTCTGGGCTTGGTTCTTCTGAGGCCTTTTCAGCATCTTTGGTTTTCTCTTCTTGGGTCTTTGGTCGTCCGTTCGCGTTGAAGAGCAGCTCTCGCGCGTGTGCTTCCCAATTATAAGTTCCTGTATCGTTATCATAGTATTTCTCCATGCCCTCAGAAGGCATTTCTTGGAGAGGTAATAGATCTTCGTCAGGCTCATCACCAGGGTTTTTGAACTTCTCAGCCATAAGCTGATTGTACTCATCTGATCCTAGTTCTGGTGCTTCTTCAGCCATTTTGGAAATGCCTTATTGTGTGGGGGGTTGGGCCTGCGCCTGAGACATCATAGCTTGAGCTGCTCCTGTTGCAAGCTCTTGTCCACCAGCTGCCATAGCTTGGTTCTGAGCCTGCATCTGAGCTTGTTGCTGCTGTTCTTCTTGCACTTCTTTCTGAGTCTTCACAGAGTCAGGAAGACTCAGGCCATAGAACACCTTGTAAAGCAACTCGTCCCATTTGACATACGCCAGAACTTCAGGCGGCAGGCCTTGTAGGAACTGAAGAGCCGTTTGTACACGGGTCACATCGCTCTCACGACCAAGAGCCTCAAGGCCCGTAAGGATCGTAGGTTCAATTAGACCTTTAGGCCACACAGGCAACTGTTCGTTCTGTTGCATCTGTACGATCAACCGTTCCAAACGACGCTGTTGCATCGCCCGGTTAAGCTGGCTGTACACACCGCCCAGGGTGGCCTCTAGTTCCTGTTGGTTCCTTTGGATCTCGTAGGCCGTAGTCCGTTCGCTGTCACGAGTAGCAGCAGACCCAAGCATAAAGGCCCCGCCGATCTCACGCGTCAGGCGATCTAGTTCCTGAGCGCTGATCTGAAGACCATTGGTGTTCTGGAACTGAAGCATCACAACGTCTTCAGGATTACCGACGATGATCTCACCGTTGTTCGCCGTAGCAATACGACGCCGTAGGTTCAGACCACCCGCAGCATTAGGGCGAACCATCGTGACGTTACGAGAGGCCATCGCACTGCCGTCGAGCAGAGCTTTGGACAAAGCGTCGATAGCTCGGAAGTCCGGTAGATGCTCTTCGATCTTACCGCGCCCATAGTCCTCACCGATTACTGAGGTCCAACGAAGTGCGTTGTAGGGTAGAACCTCGTACTCGCCTTCACTGTTAGGCACACGTTCTTTGTTGACCTCTTGGTAAACGTAGTAGGTGCCGTCGTCCTGTAGCTGAGTATGAGTCAGGACAGGCACACGATCACCGCTATAGTCTTCCGCAGTCACAAGCCCTTTGATATCATCAGGCAAGCTTTCAGGAGACAGGTGTTCTTCAGTGATGATCTCACGAACAGCACCCATCATGTCCCTGCTGATGCAGTATTGATCCAGTCGGAACAGCCGGATCGAATTGTCTGGCATCATGAACTCAAGGGTGTTGCCCGTGACGATGAGATACTGAAGGGCAAGGTTAGTAGACGACCGCCAATCGCGACGTTCGATTTCACTTTGGATTAGAGACTCAGACATAACCAAACCATGCTCAATGGCAGGGTCGATGTCCATCTCGCCAGACTTGATCTTAGCTTCTGATGGGATGTTCAATCGGAACGAAGGCTTACCAGGCGGGTACATCGCGACCATAAGCCGTGAGGCCAGAGAGACAACGGTTCGTGCCCCTAGTCCCTGATATGGCTCAGGAAGAAGAGTGAACTCTGTGTGTCCTTCAGGCGGTAAGAGTGGTGGGATTGTTAGTTCGGCACACTCACGAGCCCGTCGTAGAAATGGATCACGCTTCCGCTTCATCGCCTCGTATCGTGCGTGACAGGTCTCGTATTTCATAATTTACACACCAGTCCTAGTGTTTAATCCTGAGCCTGCTGTAGCATCTACACCACCAATCAGTGGAATACGATACTGCTTAAAGCCCGTTGGTTCTTTAGCCTTAGCGCGCGCCACAGCTCGTGTTTCAGGAAGACCTGCAACTTGTTCTGTAGGTGGGGGTGTAGGCGTAGGCATTGGAGGTGCAGGCTTTGGTGGTTTAGGTGCCATAAATCCCATTAGTTTTTTCCTTTAAGTGGGATACGAATTTTCGTGGAGGGTTTTGACTGTCTAGGCATAGCTCTACCCACAGCGCGTTTTGTAGAACTACTTGCAATTTGTTTTGTAGGCAGCGGGCGCGGCCCAGTGTGCGTTACTTTAAAGCCCTCTAAACTAGGGTTCTTTTTTCGGACTTGTTTCATTATGTAGCCGGGGGTGCCTCCAGGCCCGCTCATTCCCATTAGTTTTTTCCTTTGTTATTCTAAACAATGCATTGTTCCGATAGTCTTAAACCCTAGTCGTTCGTAAAAACGCTTGGTCTTTTCTGGATGTATCCCAGTAGATATACCAAGAGTTATGTGTGTTGCCTTTTGTTGATCCGCCCACAGAATGTAGTTCTTTAGGATCTTAACAGCTGCTGAAGATCCACGACGCTCTGGTCGAACATAAACGATTATGTCTGACGCGATCAGCTCGTCTGTAAAGTAGTGCGCTGTGATCACGAACGCACCAAACCCTACAAGCTCATTACCATCAAGCGCATAGAACACTTTGATAATAGGGTTCTCATCAAACTGATTGTAGTACAGGTTCTGTAGCTTCTCGTAGTTTATGCTAAAGTCTTTGTACCTAGTCTCAGCTTGTATCGCAGGAAACAGATCTTTGATACGGCTGAACTCTCCCTTAAGAGAAGAGGATACCTTAATACTCATCTGTCTTCTCCTGCTCTTCAATCAGTCCTAAAAGATCGTCAAGGAGATCGCGAACACCAGCGTAGCGCTGATGCTCGTCGTCTGGTTCTCCTAGACGTTTGCACCTATGAGGATATGTTTTGTCTAGCATCTCGACAAGTTCATATGATCTCATAGGTACAAGAACGTCGTCATTCATAGGCAGAAGCCCTTTTCTATCTGTACTTTTTAACGACTTGTGATGTCCACAACTTCACATACTCCTGCTGTGCAGGCCAGTTCTTGCGAACCTGACGTGTTGTCTTCACGCTCGTAATCTTGGAGCTTAGTCCAGTCAAGAGCCAGTGGCATCGCTTCCTTAAGCGCAGCATACTCAGCTTCAGTGCAATCCTGATACGGAGCTTGCTGATAAGAATGGTCAGAGTGAGGTAGGAAAGATATGCCTGAAATCTTGTCAAAGTTCTCATAGACCCAGTCTCCTACCTTCAGCCATTCGTTTTCTTTGACACTCACAGTAACACTTGGTTTGTGTTCGCACCAATGGTCTTGGTATACGCTCCACAGATTCAACTGTTCGATGGCCGTTAGATCGTTACGACACACCGCGTTCTCTGGTGCTTTCATTGGGAACGAAAAGACCACAGTGCTTTCAGGTTTTATGAAGCAAGGCTCTGATGGAATACCAGAGTTGATCATGAACTGAGTCATTGGATCTTTAATGTCACCACGAACTGTGCGTACATAGTGTGGGTTGTGTCGAGCGTGGATGCCACTGGCGCTGTCAACAAGCTGAGACACCGTACCGCTTGGCTTAACACATGTGATAGCAGCAGACTGTGGGATACCAAGCTCATACGCCAGCTCGGCGTTCACAGCAACGGCCACTTCTTTTAGTTCTTCCAGCCACGTTGCGGTTTTCTCTAGGCCCTCAAAGCCATTAAGAACTTGATGATCCATGATGCCCGTAAGGCTGACGCCAAGCAGCCGTTCTTCCTCAGTGTTCTTTTTCCAAATGTGGCGAAGGTACTTAAAGTCCGTCAAGCAAGACTGTAAGGTTCCTAAGATTGTCGCTTGGCGTACCTTTTCCTTTAGATCTCCAAGGCTGTCGGTTGATCGGACAACAACCTCAGACAAGTTGCAGAACTGATAGGGCCGCAAGATAATCTCGCTGCAGGGGTTGGTTCCCCAAGCGATGTCCTTGTCTGTGTTTCGTCTGCCATTCTTAGCAGCCTGCTTACGAGCTGCTTCTCGGTTGAAGATACCACGCTCACCTGATTTACTTTCGTAGAGCGAATGCCACTCTTGAAAGAACACAGACATATCGGGCTTCTCTTTGTACGATACGCTGTTGTTCGCTAGGCCACGCTGGGGCTCTCGTGTCCACCAGTCACCAGACTTTGCCTTTTGCATCGATGGGTCACTGAGGTTTGACAGGGAGATCAACGCGCTGCGTCGGACACCACCGACCACAACGATCTCACCAATCTTACACATGATGTCGTGAGCTTCTACAGAATGTAGACGACGGCCTTGGGCCTTATCGAATTTCTCGACACAGAAGTTAAACAGATCTTCAAGCGGCTCAGGACCAGACGCCCGTCCGCCAAAGGTCTTTAGTCGTGCGCCTGCTGGTCGAACTTTTGATGTGTCCCATTTGGGAACATGACCACGGTATAAAAAATATATTAGATCCTTAAGAGCTTTGCACCAACCAATCTTACTGTCTTCAACAACGATGGTCTGTCCGTTGACAGTTCCAGAAGCATCGCTCTTAAAACTGACAACAGGCAGCTTCATAACGCTCTCACGTTCGACACTAAAGCCAACGCCTGTGCCACACATTAGAATGTACATGGCCTCGTCGAAAGAACGTAGGCTATCTACTGGTAGATAACTACAGTTGTACGCGCCAACGTGGCAGCGATCTAACGCAGGACCAGAAGTCATCATAGCTCGCATAGAAGGCATAACACCAAGGCTAAGAACAGACTGTTTAAGGGTGTCTACGTCTATGTCTAATTTCTTTATGTCCTGCTTTTTCTGAACATAATCAACCACATAGTTGAAGTAACGATCTACAGTTTCTCCCCAGTTCTCACGTCGTTGTTTGTCATCTTTCCATCGTGCATAACGACTAAGAGCAATGAAGTTCTGATAGTCGTTAGGTATGTAGTTGTTCATACAGACAGTTCCTTCTTTTCGCTTAACACTTTTAGTAGTTCGTTCAAGTACCACTCCGCTTTCTTCAGGTCTTGCGACGGGTCTTGCGGGTTCTTGGCTTGGTATCTTGAGACGTACTTGATGATGTTTCCAACGTAGACGGCTTCGTCTCCGGGGAGGTCTCGACAGATGGCTCGGATGTAATCAATGGTTTCGATTCCTCCTCGCTTGTAATGTCGGGGGTGGATGTGATCCACAAGTTTGGGTTCGACGCGCTCCATAAACGTACTTCTCCTGTCTCTTCGTTGTAATCAGTGTGACGTAGGATACGAGCCAGCTG